ATGAGCAAAAAACGTGAATTGCAAGAGTACAAGGATGGCATTTTTAAAGAGCACATTCTCCGTTTAGTGGAAGCTAAAAGAGAGGCTTTAGGCGAAAACGTAAGCAAAAAGGAGATTGCCATGTTAATAGCCAAAGATCTTGGTCTTGAAGATTACATGCCTCTTTACAAAGTTATTTACTCATTAGATAAGGAGTAGCGAAATGACGGGCATGCCTAACATAGTAACTATTACACTTGAAGAGTGGGATGCTGCTGGCCTTTCTTACGATGATTATAAAAATGATCGAAAGAGGGGTAAGCTGAGAACCATTAATCGTGGTGGTGGTGCTGAGAATAGGGTGCTTATTGATTTTAACTCGCTTAAGGTTAGCCGACAGAGGGTGATTATTTCCGCGATTGGTGATCCTAGGAAGCGGGTGCAGACAAATACGGTTAAGGCGAGAATTGTGCCTGATGCTAAGGCGTTGGAGTACTTTACGGGCTATCTGATTGATGATGACAGATATCTTCCAGATGAGAATGTAAAGGAGTACTGCGCGAATGCTGAGGTGCTGAATGCTATTCATGAGGTTATAAAGTCTAGAACGGCATGGAGAAAATCCAGACAAATAAGCACCACAAGAATGTGGGAGCAAATAGTTGTAGATGTTAAGGAAATTAAAGAGGGAAACGCCCTTGTTACACTGCCCGAAAATCAGACGAGGCTAAAGGAGAAGTACGCCTCATATCTTTCTGAAGGTTACGAGACCCTAATTCACAAAGGGTTTAAAAATTCCAACCGCCGCAAGGTAACCGACGATATGAAGCGGCTTCTCCTTAGCATCGCTGCTATGCCCAACAAGCCTTTCAACACGACCATTCAGGATATATACCTGCAGTTTGTTGGTGGTGGTATTGACATTGTGGACTGTGAGACGGGCGAAATATTTAACAGGACCGACTTCTTTGACAAGAAAACGGGGGCTCCGATTACGATTAGTAAGGCTACGGTGTGGAACTACATTAACGATCCGCACAACTTGGCCATACTTGACCGGGTAAGGATGAGCCAGCATAAGTACAACAGCGCTCACCGCCCCCACGTGCACCGTATTACCAATGTTGAGTACTCGCTTAGCAAGATTTCGATGGATGACCGCGATTTGCGGAAAATGCCTAACGGAGTTGCTGTAAAGGCGTACTACGCCTACGATATTAAGAGCGGTGCGCTGATTGGTAAAGCCTACTCGCAAAGCAAGGATAAGAGCCTGTTTGTTGAATGTATGCGAGACATGTTCAGGTTTCTTAATGCAAATGATTTGGGCATGCCTTTGGAAGTGGAGGTTGAAAATCACCTTGCCAACAAGTTTAAGGATGACCTTTTAAAAGCGGGCGAAGTGTTTAAGTACGTGCGCTGGTGTAATCCGGGAAACTCTCAAGAAAAATATGCTGAAACGGCCAACCGCGAGCTGAAATATGGCTACGAGAAGCGCTACCGCGAGGGTGTTGGTAGACACTACGCTAAGCTTGAGGTGAACAATACCAAGGAGCATAAGGTGTGGAACGACGAAGGCATGCAGGTAGTGGAGAAGTACTACACCTTTGAGCAGATTGTTGCCGATGATTTGGCCGCTATTGAGGCATATAACAACGGCAAGCATAGGGACCAGAAGAAATATCCGGGTATGAGCCGATTGGATGTTTTCTTGGCTAATCCAAACCCCAACTGTGCAAGCTACGAGCCTGCTCTTCTATCAAAATACATAGGGGAAGTTACGGAAACATCGGTTAGAAGATCGCAGTACGTGCAGGTGATGTACAACAAGTACCAGCTGCCCAACCCTAACGTACTGGCAAAACTGGCACCAAACAACTACAAGGTAGAGGCCTACTACATACCGACCACTACCGGTGCCATTGATGAGGTTTACCTATACCAAAACGAATCATATATCTGTAAGGCTACAAAGATTGAGAAGTTCAGTACGGCACGTGCCGAGTGGACAGATAAGGATAAAGAGGTGTTTGAAAAGCAGCAACACTACATTGCCCGCTTTGATAAGATTACGAAGGATGGCAAGCAGAAACTTGCCAAGGTGAGCATTCTTAACACGGATGCCGTTGATGAAGATTTTACGCCGGAGGTTATCCCTACTCCACAACCCGCCTTTGAGGGATTTGACAACATTGAGGAGCTTATTAGCCAGTTTGATGGCGAGTACAACTCCAGCAAAGCATTAGATGAATTATAACCTAAAATTGATAATATCATGATGACAAACGACGTTAAACAACGGATTGCAGCGGAGGTTAAAGCCCGTTCGGGGAACTACCCTTCGGCAGCAAAGATGGCAGTTGCTTTGGATGTTTCGCCAAGTCAGCTGTCGAGAATTATTAACGGCGACCTTGAGAAGGTGATATCCGACCAAAAGTGGATAACCATTGCAAGGAAGCTTGAGGTAAACATCTTTAACAACGTTGAGTGGAAAACGGCTAAAACTACGGTTTTTGACTTTGTTACGACTCAGCTAACTGCCTGCCAAGAGCAGTCGCTCTCGGCTATTCTCTGTGACTCTTCGGATATTGGAAAGACCTTTACCGCTAGAGACTACGTCAGGAAAAATCGTAACGCCGTGCTGGTTGACTGCAGCCAGCATAAGACCAAACAGCAGCTGGTAAGAAGCATTGCAAAAGAGTTTGGGCTAACCGCCAGCGGACGTTACGTTGACATCTACGAGAACATTACCTTTTACCTAAGATCGATTGACCGTCCCCTTGTGATCTTAGACGAAGCAGGGGACTTGAACTACGAGGCCTTCTTGGAAATTAAGGCGCTTTGGAATGCTACTGAGGGCGCATGCGGCTGGTACATGATGGGCGCAGACGGACTTCGCGCTAAGATTGATAGCAACCTTAACCGCAACAAGGTGGGATATACCGAGATATTCAGCCGTTTTGGTGGAAAATACCAAAGGATATCGCCTTATGGTAAAGAATCAATTCAGGATTTCGCGCTACAACAATTTGCGGCAGTTGCCTTAGCCAACGGCATTGATCGCGGAAATGTTCCCGAACTATTTGCAAAAACAAAAGGATCGCTACGCCGCACCGCCCACGAGATCAAGAAATCAAAAACAGTAATTCATGGGTAGAAAGGCAATGTCCGTTCAGGAGTTGCTTTCGACCAGGTACAGGGAGTTGGAATTTGAGGGGGATTGGCTTGACACGATTGGCAAGCCAGAATTGACTGGATCTTGGTTTATATGGGGCAATAGTGGTAACGGGAAAACTCGATTTGCGCTACAGCTGGCAAAGTACATGACCAACTTTGGGAAGGTAGCGTATGATAGCTTGGAAGAAGGAGGATGTAAGAGTATGGCTGATGCCATAAGGGAAGTTGGAATAGAATCTTCGAATAGGTTTCAGCTGCTAGATATGGAGCAGATAGAGGACCTAGACGCAAGGTTGGAAAAGAGAAAAAGCCCGGACATCATCTTTATAGACTCTATACAGTACGCAAGGATAAACGGCAAGAAGATTACGACTTTTGAGTTTAAGCAGCTGGTGGAAAAACATAGGCATAAGCTATTTATCGTAATAAGCCATGCGTCTGGTAAAAAGCCGAAAGGCAACGTTGCCGACGATATACACTACCACTCGTCGGTTAAGCTGTGGGTAGAGGGATTCAAGGCTTTCCCAAAAAGCCGATACAAGGGTACTGAGCCCTACGTTATATGGCCCGAGGGTGCTCTTGAAGTGTGGGGTAACTAACACCTACCGAGATGAACTTTCAACAATCGTTTCGACACGTGAACTCGGCCACCGGAATTGGTGCTGAGGAGTATGCAAACATGATGCTTGACCTTGGATGCGCCTATGCTGCCAGTAGCGTAGGCGCCGAAAGGTACGAGGAGGTGATTGGATCGCGTGAATTCTGGAGTTGGTATGTTACGGAGTGGATTGAGCTGGACGAAAGCTTTATTCTTGACGTACACTGCCAGTCGAAAAAGTTCCGCGAGAACCATGCCCACAACTTGGCTAACTACAGGCATCTAAAGCAGACTACTCTTCCGCGACTTGACGGAAAAATGGCGGTACTTCTCTGTAAACCTTCCGAGATTCGATTCGGTAGGGTTATCTCAAAAAGACTTTGCAAAATCAGCAATAAAAGAACTAAAACCGTGAATAATGGAGGATAAAAAGGAGGTAAAACTCGCCTTTAAGCTAGTTGCGGTGGAAGAGCAAAAGCGGTATGTGGCCTCGGTGATGGCCTCGCTGCAAAAGAACTTCCTCTACGCTAAGACGGATCAGGCAAAGGTGAGCATCCAGCAGAAAATAGACTACTACGGTAGCATTTACCACTCGCTTGAAGGGGTGGGCGGTAACATCAAACGAATTTACAAACCATCAAAATTTAAAGTGTATGTCAGTAGACTTATCAACTCTATCGCCCGAGGAAAAAAAGAGGCTTAGAGAACAACTTGAACAGGAAGAAAAGGCTAAAAGGGAGCAACATCTTGCCGAAAAAGAGGTGTACGAAAACCTTAAAGAGGAAAGCGTAACCGAACTATTTGCCTTTTTGCTGGGGCTGTCGCAATCGATTAAGGATGGTAAGACGAAGGTGTTTGCGGCATGCGACCCTCTTCTTGCTATGAAAAAAGAGCTGTACGGCTTATCGGACGATGATCTTTCGAAACAGCAAAGCCACACGTTTACCAATAAGGAGAACTCGAAGAGCGTAATTATTGGCTACAACGTAATTGACGGATGGGACGAGGATCTTACCACCGCTGCAAAGGCAAGAATTGACAAGTGGCTTACCAGCAAGGTGAATAAGGACAACGAGATGTTTGTGAGCATGGTTCGCGACATCTTGAACGCTACGGGTGATGGCAGGCTTAAGGCTTCGAGGGTGATGGAACTGTCGAATAAGGCTAAGGAGTTTGGCGATACAGAACTTACAAATGCGATAAGCATGTTGGAGAAGGCCTATAAGCCTGTAAAATCTTCGACCTACGTGAAGGCTAAGTTTAAGGACGAAAACAACCAGTGGAAATGGGTGGAACTAAGCATGAGCCAGGCGTAGGCGCTGATGTTGGAGTTTTGGGAAACGAGGGGGCGCGGGTTGCGCCCCTATCCCGAACCCGACTTGAGGCAGATGGATTTAAGGTGCTTATCTGTGATGACTGCAAGGGTTGGGGGTATCATGAATACGTTGACCCATTCTCGGATGAGCTTACTAGAGAAATCTGTAAGTCCTGTGGTGGAGATAAGGTGTACTTGTTTAGGCAAGTGCCAAAGAGGATAAGGTTTTCGGAGGTTAATAGGGAGTAGTGAACCCACCCCGCCCTACGGGCACCCCTCCCAGGGAGGGGATAACCTCACTCCTCGACTCCTCCCCTCGACTTCGCTCGGGGAACGCGGGGAACGCGGGGAACAATACAAGGTTTAAACCTTGATGCAACGGAATTGAAATAGAATTTAAACGACAATAAAACGAACCTGAAAGATGAAAAAACTGAGAGTTGAATTTACGACAAACGTAAAGATTTCGAGACTGATTGAGGTGACCGATGAGGCCGCTGCTGAACTTAACCGATTGAGTGAGGAGACCATTATTAATGGCAAAAAGTACATTGATATGCTGGTAAAGGAGGATAAGAGCGAGGATATCAATACGGCAAAAGGGTACGAGATTATCTCGTCGGCTCCGTTTACGGATAATATCCTAAAGGGGAACGATGGGGTGTTTAACGAGGTGTTCTTTTTGGAGGTTGAGCCATGAGCGATGAGATTGTAAAGGCGCTTCTTGCTCTTGTAATAGTGATTGGCGTTATATGGATTTTTGGCGGGGTGGTTGACGATGACGATGCGCCTCGCGGATATGCGGAGAGCTTTAACGAGTGGCAAAAGCGGTACTACATAAATCAGAACGGGAGGTACTACAGGATTTGTCCACCGAACAACTTTGAGGATTACAAGCAGCGGAAAACGAGGTATAGAAAGTACTGCTACCAAAAGAATAGGAGGAAATGCAATGGGTAAATATATAAATGGTCAATACTACCCGGATGAGGGTGTAGGCTCGAAAACCGGAAAAACTGCTAGCCACGAATTAAATAAGAATACGTTTAACATGACCTTCGAAGAGCTGTGCGACTACTATAAACAGCGGAATGCTGAGATTGAGGCAAAGGAGGCTAGAAAGAAGAAAAGAGAGGAGGAGGCGTATGGGAAGCAATGCTGATTTTGAAAAGATGGTAGCCGATATGCGGAGGCTGCAAAAGGAGTACTACCGGACGCGTGATGGTATTGCTCTACGGGCGGCAAAGAAGGCGGAAAAAATGGTGGATGAGTACTTGTGTAGGCTTGAGCCGAAAGGTGCTATAAAGCCGGAGAAAGTGGTGGAATATCCGACGTTGTTTTAGGGGGGAAAGACGTTAGATATTAGATTTTAGACGTTAGATAACCCACCACTGCCCCTCGACTCCTCCCCTCGACTCCTCCCCTCGACTTCGCTCGGGGAACGCGGGGAACGCGGGGAACGCGGAGAACGATCGGGGAACGTAAACGAACTAAAAGTTAAACGATAAAGAGACTGACAATGGACAAGGCAACTGGTATTAAGGTTTTTCATGCTCTTCTGAATAAGATCGGGATTATGGACCATAAGGCGGATATTCTTGATGGTTTTGGGGTGAAGAGTACGAGGGATTTATCGGAGGTGGAACTGGCGACGGCCTGCGCTCGCCTTCGGGATATGGAGGAGGCTAAGGATGCTCCGACTCGCGAGCAGCGCCAGTGGCGTAGCAATGTGCTTACGATGCTTAATAAGCTGGGGATTTACATTACGAACAACGACTGGAGTGGGGTGAATAGGTTTCTGCTGGATAAGCGGATTGCGGGGAAGTTTCTTTATGAGATGAATGTTGATGAGCTGAAGACCTTACACCGGAAGCTGCATGCGATGGTGGTTAAAAAAGAGGAAGCGGATAAGAAGAGGGGGAGGTTGGAGAAGTGTAACTAGATTTTAGACGTTAGATATTAGACGTTAGACAAAACCCACCCCTCGACTTCGCTCGGGGACCACTTCGCTCGGGGATCGAGAATAAACTAAGTGAAAAACCAAAAACGACAAGACGATGCTGATGACTTTTTCGAAACTAGAATTTAAGACATGGATTGAGGACGAAATGAAGATCCACTCGATTAGGGAGGATAAACATGGCAGATGGAAGCCGGGAATGCTTATTCATATGTGGATGGGCACCCCTAGAAATACAAGGGGGAAGGTTAAGCCTTACCAGTTTGATACGAAAAGGGTTGTTTCGATACAACGCATTGAGATTAGAAGGCGTGAAGATGCTATGCAGAGCGTGGTAAAGGTTGATGGAAGGGTTCTTGACATAAACGAACTAAAAGCGCTTTCGTGGAATGACGGATTTACAACATTTGCCGATTTCTGGGATTGGTTTAGAGAAGATTTTACGGGAAAGATAGTCCACTGGACGGATAAGCGCTACTAACCTCCCCTCGACTCCGCTCGGGGAACGCTCGACTCCGCTCGGGGAACGCTCGACTCCGCTCGGGGAACGAGAGGGGTGAGTACAGGAAAGTAGGCTATAAAAGGAAAGAGGCCCCGCGATAAACACGAAACCCCTTTGGCTCAAAACAAAGGTAATAAATAAAGTGCTTATTGCGATGGCGTATAACCGAAAAAATCTATTGACAAAAGTTGTGGAAATTCAGGAGATTACGCTGGAGCACACACGGCGAGGCGTAAACCAGGAGTGGATATACTTCCACCTGATTTTCCCGCAGTACCGGATAAGCAAGCGGACTTACTACAACTACCTTGGTACTGCTGCTAAAGCCGAGCTGAAAAGGCTAAACGAACAACCAAAACAGGGGGTGCTGTTTTAAGAGAGTGCTCCCTGTTCCTCAAAAAAACAATCAATGAAAACGATAAAACTACTAGACCTATGCTGCAAGGCAGGCGGGTGTAGCCGTGGGTACGAATTAGCCGCTAAGGAATTGGGCTATTCGATTGAAATTACCGGTGTCGACATTGAATTTCAACCAAACTATCCTTACCATTTTATTCAACAAGATGCGCTAACGTACTTGCGTGAGAATTATCAAAAATATACTCATATACATGCTTCCCCCCCCTGTCAGAAATATAGCTGTAGTACGGCAAAAATGAGACGAAGAGGGAAAAACTACCCGGATATACTGGAACCACTGAGGCTACTTATGTACCAAACAGGCAAACCAGGCGTAATCGAAAATGTAATGCAAGCGCCACTTCGTCCTGACCTACTACTAACAGGAACAATGTTCGATTTGAAGGTTTTAAGGAAAAGACAATTTGAACTTGTAAACTGGTGGTGCATGAGGCCTTTTATACCTCACCATAAAGGAAGCGTTAAGGATGGGGATTTCGTTAGCGTTTTTGGGAAAGGCAGTAATAGGCAAAACAGGCAGGATAAGATTGCCAAGTTTCATAAGGGAAATGTAAAAGATACGTGGAGGTATGCAATGGGCATAGATTGGATGGATAACCAAGAGATGTCGGAGGCGATTCCCCCGGAGTACACCAAATATATTGGATTGAGTTTTTTTAGAGTTTAAACGACCTTTAAAATGGATAAATCATGAAAGTAAAAGAGTTGATTTCTGAATTAGAAAAGCAACCTCAAGATTTAGAGGTTTTCATCTTCGATTGGCGCAAGAACCTTCACGATGGTTTTGGAGATAGCACTTCTTCGGGCGTCTACAATTTTGAGATTGTGCATCTGCAAATTGAGGATAAAGGCGAGCAGGAATTTTACGAGGAGAAGTACGATAAACCGTTTGTTCCTTGGGTTGCACTGGCATTTAAGAGCGACAATTATACGGATGATGGAGAATGTTTAATCGATTAATTACTATAACGAGGAGGGGTAATATGGCTGATAAAGATTTTATTCCAACAGAGGCTGGTTTTTATTGGGCAAAAACCGATGATTTTAAATGGTTTAATGCAATTGTCCATGTGGTTGGTACCGCCCCCTTTTTTAGAATTGAAGGATGGAACCATCACAAAGAAAAACAATTTACTGATCTAAGTATAATTTCAGAATGGGGGCCAAAGATTGAGTCACCATAAAATAATAAGAAAGCCACCTATCTGGTGGCTTTTTAGTTTAACAGTATTAGGTGTTTACAAATTACAAAATGTTTTTTTACATTTATAGCATAATTTTAAAAATAAGGATTATGGAAAGTAAAAAAGAGTGGTACAATACCACATGGCTTGTAATTCTTCTCTGCATTGTTTTCTTCCCTGTAGGACTTTATGCTATTTGGAAATCGGAAGTTATTGCAAAAGGATGGAAAATTGCTTATACAATCGTTCTTGCTATTGTTTTGATTGCTAATATTGGAGGTAACGATAGCGCTAAAGCGAGTAATGAGAATAATGTTGCTGTTGTTGATACTTTGGCAACTACAAACGAAGGGGATTCGACTACAACTACAACTCCTAATAATTGGAATTATAGCCAAGAATTTGACGAAATGAACTCTTCAACGTCTTACTTTGCGTGGAGTGAATCCACAAATACTCTTGATTTTCAATTTCCTTACGAGGGAGGATCGTCGTTTACGCTTACGGTAAGAAAAAATGCAAGCGGTACTAATGTTTACCTTAAAGTGTCGAAAGGACAATTTATGACAAGCGTAATGGGGGAAGAATCTCTTAGAATAAAGTTTGATGAAGAAAAACCCCAGTCGTTTTCGTATAGTTCGGCGGCTGATGGTAGTTCAGACATTATCTTTATTAATTCAGAATCAAGGCTAATTAATAAGTTGAAAACAGCAAAGAAAATTATTATTGAGACTACCTTCTACAATGAGGGGAAACAAAAGGTGTACTTTAATGTAGAGGGGCTGGATTGGAAGCATAAGATTTGATTGCTAGGTTTAGGTGTGCCGATATGAAAAGCCTTGAGGTTGTATGCCTCAAGGCTTTTTTATTTACAGATATACCCAATAGGGCGAAAGATTTTTCGCCCCTACGATGCACGAATATACGGGCGTATGTGATAATGGGCGTATGCAATACGCCCCTACGTGTACGTTTCGATGGTGATGGATGGGGTGTCGGTGGTTGGTTTTTGGTTGGCATTGGTGATGCGGATGGCTTCGACGGTGCCGGTGGTCATTTGTGGGCGGTGGATGCTGTCGGTGTAGGCGTCGATGCTACAGGTGTAGGTTAGGATGTGGTAGCGGAAATAGGGGGTTGCGGCTTGGCGCTCGCCTGCGTACTTGAGGGGGGTGGTCCCCTCGACTCCGCTCGGGGAACGCTCGACTTCGCTCGGGGTGCCTGTGACACGTAGGGAGTTTAAGAGGTACTTACAGGCTTTAATAAGGCGCATGTACTCTATGCTCACCTCGGCTCCTATTCCCTCGACTCCGCTCGGGGAACGGAAGGCGTTGGAGAAACTTTCGGTATGGCCTTTGGGCTCCTGCAAGATGTGAAAGTCGAGGGTGAGGTTGTCGGGTTCTCCGGCAATGCCTGGTTTAATGTCCCAGCTGATGAATATGGCTGGGCAGAAAACCTCGAAGTTTTCGGGATCATCGGGTTGGCCGATGTTGATGTCGATAGTACGGATTACGGGTAGATGGCGATCGGTGAAAACTTTCTTGTTTTCGGCGAAGGTTTTGAGGATTGCGAGGTAAACTTGTTCCATTGTTTTGGATGTTAGACGTTAGTATTTAGACGTTAGTAGTTAGATAAAACCCACCCCGCCCTACGGGCACCCCTCCCGAGGAGGGGATAAGGCTGGCGCACGAGTAGGGCGAAAGATTTTTCGCCCCTACGATGCAATGCGCCTCTGCGAGGCGCTTTTATGTGCCACGGATGGCGCGGGTGATTTCGGCGGTCATCATGCGTTGGAGTTGGGTATCTAGTACGGCGCTGGTGCCGATGAATTGGCGTTTGGGTATGTGGAGGCGGATGGTGCGGGTGTATGTTTTTACGGTGGTTTCGCCTCGCTTGACGCGACCAAAATCGACGCGGGTGCTTCGCTTGTTTTCTTTGCCCCGGATGACGCCAAATTTTGTAAGGTTGCGCTTATGCGAGGCTACGCGTTGGGTGACTTTGCCGCGAAAGCCTTCGTTGTGTACGCGGGCATAGGGGGCGTCGGTTCCGATGATTACGACTTCGGCGCTTACGAGGATCTTGCGGATGGAGCGTCTTAACCTTCCGCTATCGACTAGGATGGCGCGACCTGGGCGTTCGCGACGGCCCCAGCGCATGGGCTTGCGGTTTTTCCACGGCTGGGTGGTGGTGTCGACCCAGTTTTGCGCACGAAAGCGATCCTTGCTGAAATTGACGGCAAGGGTGGCGGCACGCTGGGGAATGGCCTGAATGGAGGCGGTGACGCGGTTGACTAGGTTTGTGAATTGAAGGGTTTCGAGCATTGGGTGCAGACGTTAGATGTTAGATTTTAGACGTTAGATAAACCCACCCTACCCTGCGGGCACCCCTCCCGAGGAGGGGATAAGGCTGGCGCACGATCCAAGAGAGACGGATTCCAAACCCGTCTCTACTTTTTTAAAATTACTTGAAAGAAACATTATCAAATGTTCTTCCGTCACTCGCCATGACATAGTATTGTGAACCAGAGTAAAGGGGCATTATGCATTCTTTATCGTCATCGAATACAACAACTCCATACATTTTATCCACAATATCTTTCTCCCAATTTTCAACAGTTTTTTCAAACTGTTTCTTATTGGTTTCTTTTAAAAGCAGAGTGTAGTAATCACCCAAGTTCGTGTTAATTTGACCTGCTTCAGGGTCAATCCTTCTTAAAATAAACATGTCTGTATGTATTTAATGTTGGCTACTCTATTAAAGGTTTTCGCCATTCCCTTTTTATTTTTTCCTTTCTGTAACATGCAACTCAGCGACCGGGGTATTGCTGGCGCACGAATAGGGCGTATGCGATACGCCCCTACGGCGCACGAATAGGGCGAAAGATTTTTCGCCCCTACAAGGGCCGTGCATTATTGGTATCCGGTTTCGACATTGGCGATGACGCGGAGGAACATGTCTTTTACCGTTTCTTCGATTTGGCGGAGACTCATGTTTTGCATGTTGGTGTTGCTTACATTGAGGCCTCCTTTAATAAAGGAATCGATGTTGATGGTAATGTTACGGGGGGCTTGACCGCTGTCGGTGATTTTGGAAATACCGCCGTCGCCTAACCCGTTGTTACTTTTGTCGGGATCTTCTAAACTAGGGATCTTTGTTTCGGTTGAAAAAGGATTATTCTCATTTTTTTGGGCTTTATTTTTTGCCTCAAAATCGGACTCCATTCTCTTGCGAATATCTGATATAGAAGGGACGTGGAAATTCTTAATAGCCTTCCATGCCCCGCTAAAATCGCCAGTGAATATAGCCTTGATAATATTCCAGATACTCATAAGCGCTTCATCTAGCCATATAAATACTGGTTTAATTGTTCTATATAGCCACTCAAAACCATTACCAATCTGACCTAAAACCCATGATAGTCCTTGCCATAGCTTTTTAATCACCCACCACAAACCTTCGAGGGGCTTAACGATAACCCATTTAAGCACAAACCCAATTCCGCTAAGAGCATCTTGTAGTAGCATGGAATTGCGATACCATTCCTTAGTAGCCTTGGATGCATTAAGTATCCATGTACCTAATTTGCTAAATACGTTTAGGAAGAAGTCTCCAAAAGGTTTAATAAAATTGCCTTTAATGCTATTCATTATTATAGCCCAATCGTCGAGTGGTGCTCTTGCATTTTCGTAGGCGGTATTTAATGCTCCCTGGGAGAGAACGGTTGCGTCGGTGATACCTTTTAACTTAGTAACATCCTGCACCATTGCGAGGATAGCGCCTTTAGCCTCCATGTCCTTAAGCCCGATTGCATCGAGGAAGTTAGCTTTGCCCTTGTCGGATAGCTTACCCATTTTACTCTGCAGCATCGTTACGATGTCGAGAATTGGCTTTACCTTGCCTTTTGCGTCGAATACATCGATACCTGCACCCTTAAGCCCTTTTATGGTGTCGACATTAGAAAATGCCTTTACCATGTTCATTATGCCCGTTGTGGCTTGCTCGGCTTTTTGGCCCTGTGCAGTAAGGAAAGCCCATGCTGCGGCAGTTTCGTCGAGAGCAAAACCAGCACCACGTGCCAATGGGACTATTTTAGGTAGATACTGTGCTATATCTTTAAACTCGGCATTACCCTTATTTAAGGTGGCGAATAGAATATCATAAACACGGTTGATATTTTCGCCGGATGATGCCATTACGCCAACGCCAGCAGCGGCTACAGTTTCGAGATCGGCAAAACCCGCCTTAGAAGCCCTTAGCGTTGGCTCCAAAACGGCAAGCGAGGTGTTAACGTCGAGACCTGCAGAAATGATACGGTTGAATGCTTCTGGGACCTGCTCTAGTGGGCCGACATTGCGGGTACCAATTTTGACTAGTTGATCGGACAATTGTTGCAGCTGAGGAGGTGCTAGCTGCGCGGTAACATTGGCCTTAGCCATATTGGTAGCCCACTCGTTAGACCATTTAGAGGCCTTAACCCCAGCCGCAGTTAACGCTAATAGTCCAGCGGTGACGAGAACGTATGGATTACCCAAAGCAGCCATTGCATTGCCAAAACCAGGTATTTGGTCGGTCATGGCGCTAAAGGCCTTGGTGTGGGATAGCTTAAGGGAGTTGAGCTTATCCTTCATGCCCTCGACGGTGCCGTTAAGGCGCTTCTTAGCCTCGGATAGACCGGTGTTAAGGCGGTTTTTGAGTTCGAGAATGAGCTGAACTTTTGCTTGTCCTGTCATTTTTAGCTGTTTAGTTGTGCGATTAAGCGCAATTATTGTATATTTGTAATGTCAGTCCTGCGGGACGGACCCACCAACGGGTGCTAGACTTCGGTTTAGCGCCCGTTGCTTTTTCGGTACACCTCGCAGAAGATGTCTCCATCGCTATTGAGTACAATTACCCCATGCAGGCTATCGTATAGATCCATCTTGGCCATTGCCGATTTTGCTACGCGCTCGGGGTTTAGCTTAGCATCCTTTGATAGCTTAATTACGGCATAGTTGGCCTGCTTTGCGGCGTTGTCGATATGACGGGCAATGTTTCGGCCGCTACCTGTCATGTACTTGAAATCGCAAATCATATCCTTACCCTTGGCGCTCTGCATCCAGAAGTCGGGATTCTTCTTTGCATCAACGGGCTTATACCCTTTGGGGTAAAAGCGCTCCTTAAGCGCTGCATCCTTCTCGTGGATGGATGGCAGCATCTTGATGTTCTTAAATCCTAGGTCGATGAGGTTGGCGCTTATCTCGGCATGGTGCTTTAACTGCGCTATACCCTGATTGCTTACATCGTAGTGTAATAGGTTGACATCGGCCACGCCGTTACCTACCTTAAAGCGCTTGTAGGTGGCATCGGCAGGCAGGTAGGCGAGCGCCTTGCGTAGCTCGCCATGCGGTACGCCGTTGTAGTAGGGATGCCCGGCAGGGTAAACCAAGCCCGTGGCCGCAAGGTTGGTGCGGAACATGGGGTTGATGGGCACGTCGGGTATATGCTCGGTCTCTTTTGCGCTGCTGGTTGCCAGCTGAATGACGTCGCAACGGCATCCCCAACCGTTGGGCGGGTAGTGGGTGCTCCAGAATGAATCATCAATCTTACGGACAACGCCATCTAATGCCCTGTGCTCGTTACGTACGCGATCGTCGCCGACGGTTTGGTACTTGAGGTAGGGCATGTCCTTTTCGTTGGCCTTAAACTCTGCCCACTTGCTTGCCATTGTTGCTGATCCTACGGCGCTGTTGTACTCGGTGAGTAGCCACGACTTGTTGTACTTGGCGTTGATGGCTTCAGCGGCGGCCTTAAACTCGGGGAAGGTACGAGCCTTGCCGTTTTCGTCTACGAGCGCAAGGGTAAGGTCGCGCATTTGGTTGTAGTTTTTGGCGGCGGCAAACTGCCAGGTGTCGCGGGTGAGACGGGCGAGCATTGGGGCGTCGGGGGTATCAAAATCTACGTCGGAGGGTGTTTTGCCGTAACCTTCGAATACGTTGCTTTCGAGCAGGGCACCGACGATGCGGTGCAACGGTACATCGGTGGTGATAGATTTGCCGTTGTATAGGGTTTCGAGGATGCGGGTTACCTCTTTTTCGATGGCGGCGTCGGTAGAGGGCGAAAGATTTTTCGCCCGTACGGATTCGGCAGAGGCAGAGGGCGAAAGATTTTTCGCCCCTACGAGGGAACAGGGTGACGGCTCGTATAGGTTGGGGACGGCGGTTGCCGCTGGTTCGCTATCCCCTAATTGAAATTTGCGGATAGGGAGGCGGCGGGGTCGGGTTTGGAACCCGCCCTTACGGAATTGCCAGTGGGCGAAAGATTTTTCGCCCGTACGATTGGGAGGTTGAAGGTGTCGGCAATAACGTTTTGGTCCATTTCGTAGAATTGGAGGGCTTCGCTTACGATTTTCCAGTGCTCGGTTAGCGAGATTTGCTCGGTGCGGTCGAATACGAATGTTGCGGTGTCGGGGATTTTATAGCCCCATAGGCGTAGGATGGGGATTAGCTTGCCGTTGACAAAGAACTCGATGCTGCGGCGATCGGCCTCGGCAATCTTTTCGTCGAGGGTGCGCTCGTGCACCTCGGATTGGCTGCGGCTGCTGCCATCGTCCAATATCATAGTACCGCCAACGATGGGCTTGGATACCTCGGAGTTGGTGACAACAATTTGCTGCTGGAATATCTTGTAGGGGTCGCCCTTGGTAGCCTGATCGTGAATGGTGATTTTGGTGCCTTGTGGTAGAACAGCCTGAGCGGCTTGGCCCAATGCACGAAGATCGGACTCCAGCTTATCCAGGTCTTTCTTATCGGTCTTGGTAGTTTCGGCGGTAACCATAGGAATGCCAAAACGCTCGGATAGGTCGGCCCATGCCTGCTGGGCGTTGCGCTTCCAGATTAGCTGCGGCACGATGGTGTTTAGCAGTCCGAATTGGTGGCTGCTACGTATCTCGACCACGTTTTTAGCAAAGGCGGGATCGCGGTAGCAAACGCCCTTATCGCCATTGGCCTCGAAGTAAACAAAGCCCGATTGAGGCACGCAGTTGCGGCGAGGTAGCAGCTGCCACTGCATGGTGGTAGGATCGACCAACTCCAGCACCGAGTAGCCGCAAAAGACGCTTTCGAGGGCGTGATCCATGACCTGGTAAAACCAGTCGGTTTCGAGTAGGGCTGTTAATTCGGGGATTTCCTTGCCCGTTTTACCATCCTTGATGTAAAACTTTGTTGATAGGGTTGCCGCCTTGCGGAGACTGATGGCAGCGGTTAGGTGGCCGTCGAGCCTTAGGTTGTCGTATAGATCCTGAAGCAATGCCCAACGTGGCGTCTCGGGGTTGCCACAGGCGTCGAGCGCCTGCTGCCAACTTTTGATTTCGGCACGTGAACGGTCTTTAAACTGCTGGATGATTTGAACGGCAATGCCGGAGGATTTTCCTGCAGGCGGTGTGGTTGCTTTTGCTTCGAACTTAAACATTCCCCAGAGGAATGATTTTGATATGTTTGAATTATTCATGGCTGCTTTTAGTATTGGTTATCGCTTAATGATCGACGCGACCAAAGGCGAATGTCGCTTGCGGTTTCGCCGCTCTCGTTGGTGATTAGCGGGAGGTTGGCGGAGTGATCGTACTGAACGGCTTTAAGCCATTCGAGGGCATCGGAGTAGCGAAGCTCACGGGTTTTAGGAATATTATTGCCGCCCTCCTTGCTCCAGAGGTGATAAAGGGCGAGGTCGATGGTTATCATTACGATGTAGGCATCGCGGGTATCGTCGGCACCGTCGGCAACCGGGGTGAAGATTTTGGAGACATCGTACTTGCCCCCGAGAAAGTTCTTTATTTGGGCTATGGCCATATCCTCGGCGCGGATTAGCTTGCTGCGCTCGGTTGTAGGGTCGATGATAAGCGCTATTTCGTCGCGCAGCTGAACGGCATAGTCGGAATCGTTTAAGAATCTCATATACGGTAATTTTAATAGCGGTTACGTGAATGCCCCCGGATATCGGAAGCGCGGACAATTCGAGGCTCGAAGGCGTCCTGCTGTAAGTAGTTGGCAAGCTCCTCGATGGCCTGCTGGTCGGCATCGGGACCGTCGTCGTGGGTTTTATAGCCCGGCTCGATGCCCTTTAGCTGGGCAATGCCCAGCTGCATATCGTTGTTACCCTTCTCGCGCTCGTCGTAGTATGGTCTACCGTTTTGGTAGTACGGTTGAAGGGTGAGAATACGATCGTACTTATTGCCAGTTGGCCTATCCTTAACGATGATGTTAAGCGGTCGCCCCTTTTCCTTTTCGACCTCCTGCAGGGCGGCACGAACGGGATCGTTCCAAAATTGGCTTTCGACCCGCCAATGGACGATAATTGGCTTTTCGCAACGGTACTTTAGCTCCTCCTCGTAGTCGTACATAAAGCGGATGGCATCGACCATTTTGCAGCGACGTAAGAAGGCTTTTAGATGCCAAAATTGACGGACATAAAGCCCCCAAACTTTGACGGCATTATAGTCGGAGTGCCCCGAATAGGCGGGGTCCCAATGGCCAACGATTATTTGGAAGTGGTCGATGCGCGGAGCCTTACCCCACTGGATTTGATCGTCGGTAAAGATTTTACCCTTAATGTGAGGCTCGTGATTGTACTCGGCAAGGGCGGCAATTTTGCCAATATCCTCCTCCACATCCTTATAATAGGTGTCGGAATATTTTTGATGCCAAGCGGGCTTATAGGTAATAGGGTCGTAAGCCTTAATAAGATCAAGGTGCCAGTTAGGGTGTTTTGCTTCTAGCTGGTTTTGGATTGATCGAGGCCAAGGGTCGTTGTTAGGATGAAGGTAACGGCGAACCTCGCCATCCATTGTAGGAATAAGGTCGCGTTCGATCCAGTCTACCACTTCGTCCTGTCGTTTAGGATTTTTAGAGGTATCCTTATCTTCCAAATCATCGGCAACTATGTAGTTAGGACGTCGGGAGCCAACGCGAAGCCCACGGGGGCTTTGGCCCATACCGAGAGCCTTACCAATGAAGCGGCCATCGCGAGTTTGAAAATCGCCACCCTCCCAGCAGCCGTTTAGCTTTTGCTCGCCAAAGTCGTGAATGAGCAGCGGGTTAGCCTCGAATTCTGCCTGCACGTCGGAAAGAAGTATCTCGGCCTTATCGTAGCTATTGCCAACAACCAACTCATATATGGATTCCCCATTTATCCAAAGCCAAATAGGTATAATGATATCGCAGTGAACAGATTTAGCCAAACCACGCCCCCAGCGAACCAACGCACGGATTACCTTATTACGCTTAACGCGGTTAGCCAGGTTGATGTGAAAGTCGGCGCTTTCGGCATCGGCATAGTGGGGAAAATACTTGCTTACGAAAAAGCCATAGTCCTTTTTTGCGCGTTCGATACGCTCGCGCTGCTGCTGCTTAGTTTCGTTAGGGTTAAAGGAAGAGCCCCGGCGAATCATTTCAAGTTTTTCGCGGTAGCGTTCGAGGGCTTGCTTGTCTTGAAACTGCATTGCTACGCTATTTAAATCGAAGTGAAACGTCGTTCAGGTGAACGTCCTGAAAGTCGAGCGTCTTTAGGTAAAGCGCCTCGTCGTGGGCTCGCAAACCCTCGAAAATCATTTCCATGACCTGTAGGTAAACCGATAGGGATATTTTGCTATCCTTATCTATGTTACTGAGCGTTTTGTTCCACTTGCTGACAGCATCATCAACACGAGCAATTTGAATCTGTAATTCACCAACCCGTTTTGCGTCCTTTTCGTGTTCGGCCTCTTTGAGCTCCATTGCATATGTTATGCGGTCGTCAGTAAGTTGATTGATAATTTGACGGATATTTTCGGTTCGAACACCTGGGGACGATAGCTTAGCGGAACGCAGGTCTTTCCATCGACCTTTTGCTACCCATTTAGATAGCGTAGCCTCCGTAACGTTCAACATTTCGGCAATTTGCTTGGCAGACTTGTTTTGCTCGACAAATAGAATTCTAGCCAGTTTTTGCTCTTTCTCTTTGGCCATATTATGCGCTTTTGTAGCAAATATGGCTTATTGGCGGGGGTGTTGCCTAATAGTTATGCAAGGGTTGCAGTAATCGTTGCAACTGTTGCACAACTATTTGCGAAGGGTTGCAAATGGGGCTAAACTTGTTTTCGAAATCAAAAAACACGAAGGCATGTTTAAGCTTGAAAAACAATCGGACAAGGCAGTTTTAACGATCTACGGATATGTTGGGGGTTACTACCTAGACTTTAGGGCCGTTAATGCCGCTTTAGAAGATATTACCAAATCGGGCTTCTCGAAACTTGACTTCCATATCCACACCTACGGGGGAACCGTATTCGACGGGAACCTTATCTACAACTTTATTTCATCATTTAAGGGAGAGGTAGATATCTATATTGATGGTATTGCTGCCTCGATGGGTGCCATAATCATTATGGCCGGGACTCGCATTCATATTGCGGAGAATGGCTACCTAATGATACATGCGCCTAGAGGCGGTGCTAGCGGTACAGCGAAGGACCTTGAGCAATCGGCTAAACTCCTAAGATCGATGGGAAAGAACTTTAGCGCAAAGCTTGTTGCCCGTACCGGAAAAACAGAACAGGAGGTTAACGCCTGGTTAGATGGTACCGACTACTGGTTTGATGCTGATGAGGCCATTGCCTTAAAGTTGGCAGATGACAAGTTTGACGCGAAGGGTATAGTAGCGCCGATAACGATGGATGAAGTTAAGACTTTGGGTGCCGAGGCGGTTTACCAGAAGTTTACTGCATGCCTAGAAACTGAATCACAAATTCCAAAAAGTGAAATGAACAAGGATGATCTTATCAAAAGGTACGGCCTTACTACGGTAACGGCACAGAGTACCGACGAAGAGGTATTGGCCGCTGTAGATGCTAAGATTAATGCGTCGGCGAATGCCGCTAAGGAAGCAACCACCGCCGCAATTGTGGCTGTAGTAGACCAGGCTATTGCCGATAAGAAAATCACCAAGGAGCAAAAGGATAGTTACGTTGCTCGTGGCGAAAAGTTAGGCGTAGCCGAGCTAACCGCAGTATTTGGTGATATGAAGCCTTACGAGCCAATCGCTGGCCATATTCAAGGTGGTAAGGGTGGTGATGGTAAGCCAAAGGACGATCGTAAGGATTGGACTTTTGACGATTACCAAGCCAAGGCACCTGCCGAATTGGAGGCAATGCCAAAGAACGACCCGGAGACCTTTAAGGCCATCTTTAAGGCTAAGTATGGCACAGAGCCCGAAATCTAGTATCAATTTTTACCGTTAATACAATGAAAGCATTTAAGCTATTTGCATCCGTTTTATTGTCGATTTTGGTTAGCACGGTAATGGGCGGCAGCGTTGCAGTCGCTGCCTCATTACCCGTGTTGCCAACCATTGGGGCATTTACCGTTGCCTCGTTTATTCCAACCGGGTTGACCGGAGGTTTTTCTATGGCTACCGTTTATAAGGAAGTTTGGACGGGAGAAGTAATAAATGCCTTGAGTACGGCGGAGAATGCCACGTTCCTCGATGGAATTGCCAACTACGACAAATATGTAAGCGCCGTAGGCGATGAGGCGCAGGCAATTCACCTTGTTTATATGGGCGTTGAACCGGACGTGCTGATTAATAACACGACCTATCCTATTCCATTACAAACCTTAGATCAGGAGGATGTTGTTATTACCTTGGATAAGTACCAAACGAAGGTTACTCCAGTTACCGACGATGAACTTTACGCATTATCATACAAAAAGATTCAAACCGTAAAGGATCGCCATGCATCGGCTATAGCCAAGTCGAAGATTGCAAAGGCCATCCACGCACTAGCGCCAAGCGGAGACACCGAAAAGATGCCTGTAATTCTTACTACTGGTGCTGATGATGGTACGGGAAGAAAGAAACTAGTGTGGGCAGACCTACTAATTCTAAAGCGTAAGCTAGACGCGCTACAGGTGCCAGCCGAAGGACGTAGGCTTGTTCTCAATAACGATCACCTGAACGACCTTTTGGAATCGGATGAAAAGTTTAGGGATCAGTTCTACTCTGCTAACGGTACACTTTACAACCGTTACGGGTTTGAGTTCTACAACTACGTAAACATGCCTTACTATACGGTAGCAACCAAGGCTAAAAAGTCGTTTGGCGCAACCCCTGCGGTAGGTGATAGGCAGGCATCGGTGTTCTTTAGCCTTGAGCGTGCAGCAAAGGCAACAGGATGGACTAAGATGTACTATGCAGAGGCCGCAACCAACCCACGTACACAGCAAAACGAGGTTAACTTCCGCCACAACTTTATTGTGATGCCAACAAGAGAAGAGGCACGTGGAGCGATTATCTCGGCAAGCGTGTAAGCGTACTGAAAATAATAATTTGAAATTACCGAGCCAACAATGAACCAGGCAGTTGATAAAAACAACCTATCGCAAAGAGAATTGCTGATACTCGTAGCAGATCGCCAAGAAACTATGAACCAAAAGATGGACAAACTTTCGGGGGATTACATTGAGCTACATACTAGGGTTACCAAGTTGGAGACCCGCCAGCAGACAATTGCAGCGGCTTGGGGTGTTGGCTCGGTAATACTGACAATAATCATCAACCTTTTAAAGTTTTGGTTATGACAAAGGCAAAAAACGATACTGAAGGTAAGGGAAACCTACTTGAAGAAAAGGATAAGGCACCGCTTAACGGCGAGGGAGCAACATCCCCCGAGCCCACCCCGTCCCCCTCGACTTCTCCCCTCGACTCCGCTCGGGGAACGATTGGGGAACACGTAAGCGGTGAGGAAACGAATAAAAACCCTGAAGAAGGTGCCGCTAGCAATAGCAGTACTGAAGCTAATGCCCAAACGGGCGAAGGAAAAGGAGCGTCCGCAGGCAAACCAGAGAGTGGAAAAGAAGAAAAGGCCCCTTCGAAAGACAAAAAGAAGGAAGAGGCGGACGCTCCTAAACCAAAACCATCGACCCAGCAAAAAAAGGCTGCAGATGCTGCTAAGACCATTGTTGAAATGATGGATGCAAACAAGGTGGATGTACTCTTTGAAAACTCGAAGGGTGAATTCTTCACCAACGACAACCTTGCCCACCTATCGGAAAAGGGTGCAAAGGACAAGGTAAAATGTCTTAGACGCGAGACGCTTGAAATGCTTATTAAATCTGTTGAGTAATGTTACGACCAGTAGATATATCGAAGGGAGTACCAGGAGCATCGTCGACTATTACCGATAACATTTGCGGATTGCTGCTTAACGGTCCGGCCGTTGCCGCAGCGGGTGATGTTACCGGTGTTGTAAACGGAACGGTTTATAGCATCACCAAGCTGAAAGATGCCGAGGCGATGGGTATTACCGCTGCCTACGATAGCACCAACAAGGTGAGGGTACATCGCCACATTTCGGAGTTCTACCGCATGGCACCTGAAGGCACTAAGCTATACTTTGTTGTTGGCGCAGTGGCTAAGACCATGAAGAATCTGATTGAGGAGTACGGGCAGGCGTTAATTGTGGCATCGGCTGGATCGATCTTTTATATCGGAGTAGCATTTAATCCTACGACAGGTTACGCACCTGTAGCGCTAGATGGCATAGAGGACAAGGTGCGTGAGGCTATTGCCCCAGCGCAATCCCTACACGATTGGAGTTGGAACACCGATAGACCCGTGTCTATTTTCCTTGAAGGTCGAGGGCTTTCGGCAACTGGAGCCACCGCGCTTAACCTAAGAGGTATTACGGTAGGTGTAGACATCCTAAAGGCTACACATGTTACGCTTTGCGTTGGACAGGATTACGACTACGCCGCAACGCAGGATGCCATTGGGCAAAAGTTTGCGGATGTAGGTACCCTACTCGGAACAAAGGCATCCATAAGCGTGAATAGGAACATTGGCGAGGTGGAAACGCTTAACATTAGCGATGCCGTAAAGGGTGTTTGGCTAAATGCGGGATTGTCGAACCACAAGACGCTGCTTGAGATGGATGCCGACCTGGGCGACTTTGACACCAAGGGCTACGTGTTTGGCGTAACCTACACGGGCGTTTCGGGCGTTAGATGGAACGGTGATCACGTATGTGCACCTGCAACGGTGGACGATAACGGCTATATGTCGATTTCGACCATTGGACATGGGGCTACCATCAACAAGGCAAGCCGCATGCTTCGTGCAAAGCTGCTACCTAAGATCAAATCGCAGGTTCCCGTTGATTCTAAGACAGGATTACTTCCAAAAGGTGTTGTAAAGTACTTTGAAAATATCGGCGACGAGGCATTTGAAAAGATGGCTAAGGCCGGGGAGATCACCGACGGAGCAACAACCGTTGATCCGAACTCTAACCTGTTGAGCGGAAACAAGGAATTGCTGGTATCGTTTACCGTTGTTCCAACCGCCTCGATTGATAAGATTAAGGCAACCATTAACCTTAAAACTTCGATCTAGCCATGAGAATAATGAATAATGGCAAAGCCTACGATAGCGGTGATGTTCAGATTGCACTATTTGGTAGAATTGATTGGGAGGTTACCGGCATTAACTACAGCACCGAGCAGGAGCACCAACCAAACCACTCGTTGGGGAGCAATAGGCAAACCTCGTTTAGCATGGGTAAGGTGTCTCACACAGGAGATATTACCATTAGGCTTGCATCGGCCAGCGCAATGGAAAAGGCTGCTGGAGGTTCGATACTGAACATTAAGCCATTCCCAATTAACGTTACCTACGTTAACGATGATAATGACATCATTAACGATACCATTCTTGCCAAGTTCCAGAGTCAAGGCCGTGAAGTAGGCGGAGACATGGATTTAAAAAAACAGTACACGCTGTTTATTCTTGATATCGATTACAACAACATTTAAAGGCACTTTCTAAAATGGCACAACAAAAGGATAAAGCAAAAGAGGTGAAACTACCTGAAGGCGTTACGGAAGAAATGATGAGCGCTTGGAAAGAAAAGTACGGCGAAGATAAGGTAAAGATAATCGCTCTTCCGAAAGATGACGATGGCAACGAATTCTTAGATGTAGTTGCTACGGTTCCATCAAGAAAAGCCGTTGGAGAATTCGAAAAGTGGTTGGATCGTGACCCTAACAAGGCTAAAGAGATACTAATCAACTCGTGCCTGCTAACGTCGAAGGAGCAAGTAAAGTCGGACGATGGGCTATTCTACGCCGCATTTGATGGCATTACCCAGCTTCTCCCTGTAAGAAAGGCCATCATAAAAAACTAGTAGAAGGCTATCCTACTATCGACATCGTCGATGACGAGGATAGCCGCACTAGAGAGAGTGCCAACTTTATCCGGAGGGGAAATGCGCTGATATCGTTTTATCTGCATATCCCCTTTCCGGAAAGGCTGGATGACGAGACTTGGATGGAGAAGTATAGGCAGATTCAATGGATTGCCGCAACAGGATTACTAGGAGCAAAATTCAAAAATGAACAGGATCAGCATTAACAGCATACTTGCCCGCTACCAGTACAGCTTTGGCTACGTTGCCGGGAATGTGGCAAAGGTAGTTGCCAATAGGGTGTGGGCGAACTTGGTTAAGCTGCACCAGTACTCGGATGTTGAATACTCCGGTAGTGGAAATAAAGAAATACCGCTCTTTGAGGTTGGGGATATCAGCTTTGCCAATGTAGAATTTGAGAATTCGAAAAGCGGCAGGGTTTACAAGTTTGGAACGCCGGGGGAATACGGCGTTGGAAAGAAGTTTCTGGCGCCACCACTTATGGTATCGTTTAGCAGGGGGAAGAATGTGGTAAAAACGGCCATTGACCGTAGCGAGATTGAGGTAATTGAGTACTTCGGTCTTAAACCATACACCATTAAGATACAAGGTATTTTAATTGATATGGAGAACCACGGCTATCCAAGCGAACTGGTACAAGAGGCTAACCGCATGTTTGAAGAGCCCGGCACATTTAAGGTAACTGGGACAATTTTCCAAGACCTTGGAATTTCCGAGATTTTCTTTGAGGACGGCTTTGAAGTTTCGTTTGTGGAAGGTTATGCCGACACAGTAAAGTTTAGCGTGGATGCGACTATGACCTCGCCGTTGGAACTAATTGCAACCGGATTATAATGCCATTTCAAAACAATTGCAATGTACCTGGAACCTTGTGCTAAAATTGAGGCTGGAGCGCTAACCTTTATAAACTTTCGATCGATAGTGATTGAGGAGAGCGTAAAGGAACTAGGCGGCAAAGCAACCGTAACGCTGCCCCGTAACTATGCCAAACTGAACGGTAAGAGCGTGCTCGAACTCATAAAAACAGGCGACCCCGTAACTATTTGGCTCGGTTACGACGGGAAACTTGAAAAGGAGTTTACCGGGTACATCCGCGAAATTGAAAGCGAGGCTCCTCTTGTACTGTACATTGACGATGACCTATACCCGCTTAAGCGTACGAACTTTAAAAAGGCTTGGAAGAGCGTAACGCTGAAAGAACTTCTCCAATTTATTGCTCCTGGTTATGAGGTGAATTGTCCGGGTGTAAATCTCGGTGCTTTCCAAATAGCCAACGTTAGCGCCTTTCGGGTGCTAATGGATATCCAAAACACCTACGGTCTTTACACAATAGTAAGGGGTAAAACCTTAACCTGCCAATTTCCATACGACATAAAAGGTACAGGGCAAATGCACACCTATACCTTTTACACCCCAACCGTAAAGAAAAGTAACCTGAAGTACAAACGTGCTGAGGATAACAAGGTACGGGTAAGGGTTACAAGCAAGCAGCGCAACGGGAAAACGCTAAAGGTAGAGGTTGGAGCAAAGGAGGGCGAAGGTTCGGTTTACGAAACATCGTTGCCGACCATGAGCGAGAGCGAACTTAAAACCTTTGCCGAGAACTGGTATAAGAAACTTTGCTTTGATGGCTATCAAGGCAGCATAACAGGCTTTGGAACTCCCCGGACAAAGGCAGGCGACACCCTTAAGATCGTAGATAAGGAAGAGCCAGACAGAGAGGGTAACTACCTGATTGAGTCGGTAACAATTACCTACGATTTAACCGTAGGGTTTGAACGAGAAAACAAGCTAAGCTTTAAAGTGTAATGGGTGCAGAAAGCGCATTTGAGCAGGCGGTACGCAAGATAATTGAAAAGTCGACACCGATTACCATTACTGAAGGTACGGTAAAATCGGTGGACAAGGCAGCGCGAACCTGCGATGTTGAGCGGGACGATTTGCCCGAACTCTTTGATGTGAGGCTTACGGCTACGCTTGAGCCTGGGGATGATGTTGCAACCATTTTCCCGACGCCGGGAAGTAGGTGTTTAGTGGCGCTAGTTGAAGGTCAACCGACCGACGCATTTATGCTGAGCGCTACGGATATTGAAGAGGTGGCGGTTAGGATAGGTGAAAGCGAGATGGTGGCGAATAAGGATAAGGTATCGGCGAAGTGTGGATCCAGCGAGGTTACACTTGAAAAAGCCGGGTTAACTATAAAGAAAGACGATAGTCTAAAGAGCATACTTGAAAGCATTATAGACCAAATGGCGGCAATTACGGTAACTGGATCGTTTGGAACGAGCAGCATACCTGTAAACTCGCCACAGATGGTAACGATTAAAGCGAACATTGCTAAACTGTTTAAAGGATAAATTATGGCAGACTTTAGAAAGGCTTTGGAGCATGTCCTCGGAAATGAGGGCGGCTACGTGAACGACCCCGATGACCCAGGTGGGGAAACCTACAAGGGGATTGCAAGAAAGATGAACCCTCAATGGAAAGGTTGGCCACTAATTGACAAAAGGGACTTTAACAACCCGTTGTTAGCCGACTTGGTGGCGTCATTCTACCACTACAACTACTGGGAGCCAATAAGAGGTGACCAAATCACGTCGCAGCTTGTAGCCGAATCGATCTTTGATTTTGCAATAAACGCCGGGGTTAAAATCTCTGTTGTGCTAGCGCAAGCGGTTGTTGACGTCCCTACTGACGGGAATCTTGGACCCGCTACGTTAGTGGCAATCGAGGGTATTGAAGAGGATCACTTCTTAAGCGATTTTACCATTGCAAAAATTGCCCGCTATATATCAATCTGTAAAAAGCGACCAACATCCAAAAAGTATTTTTATGGTTGGGTGTGCCGCGCATTGGGGGAATAAACATGAGCTTCATATCAAATCTTTTTTCCGGAGGTATTGGCAAAGTAGCCGATGGTATTGGTAACATCCTTGATAAGGTAGTTACCACTGACAAAGAGCGCATGGCGCTTGACAACGAGATGCGCAAGGCGGAACAGCAGTTCCAACTTGAAAACCGCAAACTAGACCTACAGGAGCGAGAGGCAGAACTTGCCGATACAAAAAGCGCGAGAGACACGGCTTCGGCTATACAGACCAGCGCAAACGCTACAGCCCTTTCGAAAAATACAGGTCCATACCTGGCACTTGGCACCGTGGCGCTAACGTTTATCCTGTTTTTTGCGGTGCTATTCCTTAACAAACAACTTGTAGCATCTAATACAAAGGATGTGGTTATATACATTCTTGGGGTGCTATCGGCTGTGGTAACGCAAATCTTCTCGTTTTATTTTGGTTCGTCACAGGGAAGCCATGATAAACAAGGAATGTTGAATGCTCTTAACTCTAGGAAGTGATGAGACGGGGGGTGCTGCTTGGTGATGATGGGGACCTGATGGTTGAGAATGGAGGCATTGTAATAGGGCAAACCGACGATCAGAATGTGAGTATGCTTATTTCGGCCTCGAAGGGTGAGTTTAAGCACGCCCCCTCACTTGGCGTTGGTCTGGTTGATTTTATTAAGAAAAGCGGCACCTCTGCATCTGAAGAATTAAAACGTAGGATATCGGTTAACCTAAAAGCAGACGGCTACAAGGTTAACCGATATAGCCTATCTCCTGCAGGAGAACTTAACCTTGACTATGAATAAGGCAGTAGTACAACAAGGACAAAGCATCTTAGATGTTGCTATCCAGCAATGCGGAAGCGTAGAGTCCATTCTTGATATGGCCGCGCTTAACGGCATTAGCGTTACCGACGATCTGAATGCAGGAGCCTCGCTTGTAATGCCCGATGCCAAGGATGGCAAGGTGGTATCATACTACAGCGTAAATAGGGTAACTCCGGCAACGGCGGTGACCCTTGATGAGATTAATCAGCATCCCGTTGGCGGCATAAACTTCATGGGCATAGAAATCGATTTTATTGTATCCTAGTATGGCACGAAGCATAACAGAAATAAAGAACACCATTTGTGCGGAGTTTATGGGCAACGAATCGGCGGCAGCCATCTACCGCTTTAAGGTGGGCGATGACTTTAGCGCAACCTTCAGCACGGTGTCCGTTGAGAGCATCCTGTTCTACACGGTGGCCGTTTGTATTTGGACATTGGAGACGTTGTTCGACCGATTTCGATCGGATGTTAGTACTAGGATAGATGAGATTATAGCCCATCGCCCAAAGTGGTACCGCGACAAGGTTCTTGCATTTATGAAGGATAAAACGCTTGTTCCGGACAAGGACTACTACGACACCTCGGCAATGAGCGAAAGCGACATTGCAGCGGCTAAGGTGGTAAAGCATGCGGTGGCTACCGAGAATAAGGATGCTTCGATCCTTACCATCAAGGTGGCCGGGGAAACCAACGGCACCCGTGCCCCGCTGGCAAAGGAGGTGGAGGCGCAGCTTGTTTCCTACATTCAGGAGATCAAGGATGCTGGCGTAAGAATCAACTTGGTAAACATTGCTCCGGACGAGTTCAACCTTTCGTGCGATATCTACTACAACCCGATGCTCTTACCCGAAAATGTGCAGAATGCTTGCATCGATGCGGTTAATGGCTACATCGAAAACCTACCATTTAACGGCATGTACACCAACATGGATTTGGTGGATACCCTGCAAAAGGTTGATGGCGTTAAGGTGGTAGAACTGCGAGAATCGTCGAGCAAGGAGGCTGGCGTTGATACCACCGAGGCCATCGATGCTGTGAAAGTTCCTGCCGCTGGATACTTCGTACTGAAGAGTTCCACCTTTACCATGAAGCCTTATGAGCAGTAGAATCTACGATATTGCATACAAGAAACTAGTGCTAATGGTGCTACCGACGATGCTGCGTAAGCCGCTGCTGGTAGCCATTGCCAATGCCATGATATCTCCTGTAGTTAGCCTGTACCGCTCGTTTATGCAGTACCGAGATGAAACCAACTACCGCCTCTACCACAACGGGCAAACGTGCTACCTCCGCGCCGTGCTTAACGACGCCTTTGATCCTACAATCCGACGGATCACCGTTACCGATGGTGACATTTCGGGTGCGGCAGTTTTCATTTACCAGCGATCGGAGAGCAAGTTTAAGATGCTGAAGCGGCGTGGTGAGGGTGCTCTGTTGATTTCACGACGCGGGTTTTCGGGAACAACCGGGTTTGACTTCATGGTGAACCTACCATACGATCTGAAGGGAATAGACGAATCGCGCCTTAAGGCAATAACAAACACCTACAAACTGGCAAGCAAGCGCTACGCCATCAACTACGTGTAATATGGATAAAATTATAGGAAACTACCTTACGCAAAGCAACCGCGATTTTCCGCTCGATGCGGAAACGCTGGACTACATACAGGGCAACGTTGCCATGATTGCCATGCTCGGCAATATCGGCGGGGATAAGATAATCCTTGCCGGATGCGACTTAACCAATGGCGGTGCTAACCGCTCGGAGGGCTACGTATTTGTCAGGACTCAGGCTTTTCCGCAAGGTGAGATTCTTCGCTTTGAGGGAGGAGCGGTATCTGCAGGAATGTACGTTAAAACCGAATCAATATCGGTGGATGCTCAGGGCAACTCCTATCCAACGGCCTATACCCGCCGTTCGCTGGGTGCAGGAACCGGTAACGAGAAGTTTGCCTGGGCAGACTTTAAGTCGATAAAAACTAACGTTGAGCTGGAGGCTAAGGCAAAGGCGCTGGAGGAGGCCATTGCGCTGCTTGCTCCTCCACCATTGGGGATTGCGCAGATTTGGGCGGGACACTGTACGCCTGAAGCAATTCCTGCAGGTTATGCCTTGTGCGACGGTTCTACGCTTTCGGCAACCGATTATCCGGGGCTATACGCCAAGATTGGTAGGCTGCACACACCCAGTGCGGTTGGGCAGGGTTACTTTAACCTACCAGACTTAAGGAGCAGGTTTGTTGTTGGCTTTGACCCTAATGATGTCGACTATGATGTTATTGCTAAAAAAGGTGGCTTAAAGAGTGTAACGTTGACAATTGCTCAACTGGCAAAACACTGGCATCAATTTCTAGCGAACCGATTACATGATAGCGTTTCTTCAGTTTACGAAAGGGTCGGCACTTCAGATTACCCAACCAACGGCGACTCAAACTGGTCTAGAGGATACGACTACAAATCAAAAGAGGCTGGCGGTGGCGAGTCGCACGAGAACCGCCCTCCATACTACGTGATGGCCTATATAATGCGTTTGGGATAACTTAAAATAGAGCAAAATGGCACTACGAAGCATATCGCAGCTTAAGAGTTGGTTTAAGAAAGGGATGTACCCCACCGAGTCGCAGTTTGGCGATTGGTTAGATTCGTTCTTTCACCGTGAGGATAAGATTCCCGTTGGCTCGGTGGATGGGCTAAGCGAGGCAATAAATAGCAAGGCGGAGCAATCGGCGGTTGACACGCTGTCGCAAAGCGTATCCGCTATCAGCACTAAGGCAGATGGCGCAAGTAGTGCTGCATCGAGTGCGCTAGGAGATGCCAAACAAGCCCTATTGGATGCGGCTACGGCACAGGCAACCGCCCAGCAGGCCATTGCGGATGCGGCAGCAGCCATAACGGCTTTAAAGGATGGCGTAGCAACCGAGGGTGACACGCTTGCTAAGCTATATGCAAGCATTCAAACGCTAAAAGCAATTGTAGCCTCACCTGATGTTAACCTCGACACCGTTCAGGAGATCGTTACGTTTATCAAGAATAACAAGGATGTTATTGATTCGATTTCTACCAATAAGGTAAACATCTCCGATATCGTTGATAACCTTCTTAGCACAGATATCAACAGGCCGCTTTCTGCAAACCAAGGCAAGGTGCTGAAGGATTTGCTCGATGCGCTTACTACATCTTTAGGCAATAAGGTAGATAAGGTGATCGGCAAGCAGCTTTCGACTGAAGATTATACCACCGAAGAGAAACAGAAACTGGCCCAACAATCGGGGGTAAACACGGGCGATCAGGATTTGTCCGGATTGCAAGCCAGATCGGAAAAGAATCAACCCAATGGCTTTGCTGGGGTAGACGAAACTGGCCATATTCCTGCTGTTTTGCTGCCATCCTACGTTGATGATGTGCTCGAGTTCGCGAACTTCGCCGCCCTGCCTGCTGTAGGTGAGTCGGGGAAGATCTACATTACCACGAATGACAATAAGCAGTACCGATGGTCGGGCTCTGTTTACGTGAACATAGCCGCGAGTCCCGGTACTACCGATTCCGTTACCGAAGGTGCCACCAACCTCTACTTTACTGAAGGTAGGGTTCGTAATGCTGTTTTGACGGGAATCTCGTTTTTGGTTAATCAGGCTATTACCGCTACCGATTCGGTTTTAGGTGCGCTAGGAAAGCTGCAAGCACAGATCACTGCGCTTGGTAATAGTAAGGTGGACAAAAATGGCACCGACACGCTGATGACCGCAGCCGAACGCGCGAAGCTTACGGGCATTGCCGAAGGGGCAAACAACTACGTACACCCTACGTCGCATCCTGCATCGATGGTTGCTTTGGCGCAGAATAAGACGCTTGTTGGGAATTCGCAGGGGGTAGCCGCAGAGGCTGATGTTATTGCAGAATGGACAATTGGAGCAAACCAACCTGGACAAAAAGAGGCAAAAGGTCTAGTTATGGAGGCAGTGGTTAGCGATGGCAGCATTATTGCTATTCCTATTATTGTTCGCAAGGCTGTGACCCTAACTGCCGCAGGTCAAATACAAATTTTGAATGACTCCTATGCGGGAATGTTCTACGTAATAAAAAGCATTACCCTTATTGCTCGTAACTTGGCTTCCGTTACGCAGTACCCAACGCTTTCGGTAGGTTGTAATGGTACGTGGAACGATATCGCCGCATCGCAAACACTAAATGCATTGTCAAACGGTACTAACGCAATTACGCTTACTGCTAATGCGGGAAAATCTCTTATTGAAGCAAACACCAACATGGTGTTGAATGTTGCAACGCCAATTATTGGGACTGGTACTTTCAAGATAGTTGTGGAGGGGTATATATGCTAGTGCTTAGAAATGGGTCGAATGTGATTGCTGAAGGGGGAAAGCCTCTTGGAAATAATGAAGTGAATGTACTGAAAATTGAAAACACAGACAGAATAACGATTGGGATAGCAACTACTGGCCCAATTAGAATTTATTGGGGTGATGGGACATTGTTAAATTTGGCTAATCAATCATCAATATATCAAGCGTCTAAACTATACTCATCTGTAGGTAATTGGAATATTGTGATTACGAATCAGGAGAATGTTAAGGAAATTTTATTTGCATATTATTTAGGTTATGGACAAGTTAACAAGATCAATTCTTCCGTTAGTTGGTTCCTTCAATTCACAAATATATATAGCATTACTTTGAATGACGCCACTTTTACTGGCGACTTCGGGAATGTGTTGCCAAAACTTTTAAAGTTAGAACGAATATTTCTAAGGAATGTTTATGGCGGTTATAACACATATACACTCAATATTTCAGATGCCAAAAGTTTTTGGCCAAGATGTAAGTTTATGTACATATCATCATCATTCCAAAACTTTACAATAGGCAAATATGACGATGTGATATTACCTATAGATTGCGAATGTGCATTTATGTATAGTAATAGCATTTATTCATCTGGAGATATGAGTGGGTTTGTCAAAAGCGGCTATACTAAATGCACTCAAATGGGCTATTATGTTTTGTCAGGAACTTTAAAAGACTACCCTAATACAGATGATATAATTATACCGGATACTATGACCGAATTTGGGCAACAAAGAGGGTTGAATGCAACAGTTCCAGGCAAATCTGCACACGGAAATCTAATCAACTTCAATTTCAAAAACTTAACGTTTTGGAGTTGTGAAGGGCAATACGATACGATTGATTTGTCTACTAACCAATCATTTGCATATTTTGCAAAAAAGTGTACGGTTTTTTCGAACGCGTACGTAATGATGAATGAATCAAAATACGTTAAAATCCCACTTGATGTGTTTGCTGGTAATACCGTTATAACAAACTTAACTATCAGTAAATTCAATTACCCGATGTATTACGGAGTTAATAAGAGCTATGGCAATCTTGATTGGTTGTTTAGTCAGATAAGAACCTATACGGTACAGATAGATTGCGGGAGTAATGACGGTAGCATTACTGGTACGATACCGGAAAACACAATGTTACACTCATCTGTATTTGGGGGAATTGATATCACTGCTAATGCTAATGCGATTAAAAAACTGCTATTAAACGGCCCCCATGTTAAATGGACTAGTTTGCCAAATTTTACTGGAGATATATCTGGAGCCGACTGCTCAAAAATAATAAGCGCTATTGTAGGTTATGGGTTAATAATGTCGAATATGCCCAATCTTTACATGGATATAACCACCCTGGTTCATGGGGCAGGGTATACTAATACGTATAATTCAATCATACTTAGCAACTCTATACACTTTACGGGCAATCTAGCGAACATACAGCTGTGGGGCAATAAGTATGAAGTAAATCTATCTAATTGCTCATACACCAATATTCCCCTTTTTATCCGCAAAATATTCACAAACCGAAACACGTGTTTAAAAGCAGCTGGAGGCATGACATCCATATCGGTACAAGGTAATTCAGACAATACCTCTTTAACTGGCATATATCAGCAACCTAACTTAGGAACCTACACGGGAAACCTGAATGACTTGACAGAAGCCCAAATCGACAACTTGGCGAATGGTCTTGATTACACTGGCACAGGTACGAATACAGCGTGGACGGATAAGGAGAAGATTTGGTTTATGGTTAACTGCAAGAACAGTTCGACCGACACAAGCTTAAGGTATCGTGTAACAATTAACTACTAAAATATGGACGGTAAAAAGTACAGGGTGGAGTACAACAGGTTTGGAGTTGTTTCCATTCAGGAAGATGGCGAGTTTAATACGGCCACAGCCAATTCGGTAATAGCCGATACGTTGCCAAACATACGCTTAATGCTTACTGCGCTTGGCGTAGATTGCTCCGCTTTGGATAGCTACAGCGGATAGCAAAAAAGAAGGGCCATCGGCCCGCAATTAATCCCCTACCACAGTTCATAACGCGAAGGTGCGAACACCCACCGATGGCCCAAAAAGTCGTCATCGGGTGTCCGCACCTTCGCGTATTATTTATGAACTGTGGTAGGCCACAAATATAGTTGAAATACCATTTAAAACCATTTTAAATCATGAAAACACCGATCAGTTATTACGGAGGTAAGCAGCAACTACTCCAGCACATTTTGCCAATAATACCTGAGCATGACCTTTACGTTGAACCTTTTTTTGGCGGCGGAGCCGTTTACTGGGCAAAAGAACCAGCGAAATGCGAGGTAGTGAACGACGTAAATATGAACATCGTCAACTTCTACGAGGTGCTAAAGCATTCCTACTTTGATCTAAGGAAGCTGGTAGAGGCTACGCTACACAGCAGGGAGACTTACAAGAAGGCGATGATTATTTACGATTCGCCCTGGTTGTTTCCGGATAATCCGGTTTTGCGAGCGTGGGCTTTCTGGGTGGTCACCAACCAAGGATTCTCCTGCAGAATTGGCACATGGGGCTACGATCGCGAGAAGCGGGCTAGAACCATTCAAAACAAGATAGACGCCTTTCAGGAGGAACTATCAGACAGGATGCGCTATACCCAAATTGAATGCAACGAGGCGCACAAGGTTATTGAAAGCAGGGATACTGAATCTACGTTCTTCTATGTCGATCCACCCTACATCGATTCGAACCAGGGACATTATGGAGGATATACCCATGAGCATTTTAAGCGCGATTTAGACGCTTTGAGCAAAGTGAAGGGAAAATTCCTTCTTAGCTCGTATCCAAGTGAAATATTAGACGAATATGTAGCCAAAAACGGGTGGTATTCGGTTAGTGTGGATAAAGCGTTGAGTGCGGGGAATGGTTCAGCAACACCAACAAGAAGGCGTAAGACAGAAATGTTAACCGCTAACTATCCAATTACACTTAAAGATAGTAATAATAATTAA